TCCAATCATTCGACGCCATGGACACCACCAACCCGGCCATGAGCCTCGGCACCATCCACCAGCTTCTCGGCATCAACAGGGCGCAGGTGGCATGAAATGGCAGCTGTTGGACCGCTCGCCGACGCACGTTCGGCAATCGTCACCGAGATCACGAACGCCGGCTACGCCGCCGTCACCGACCCCAGGAACGCACGCCCTCTGTCGGTATTCGTCGAACTTCCTACGATCACGGCCGTCACCTACAAGGTGCTCGACCTGACGTTCACTCTCCGAGTGCTCGGCGCACCCCCAGGCAACCAAGACTCATTGGACTGGATCTTCACCGCCGTCGACACACTCATCCAAGTCGCTGATCTAGCCGTCGTGGCCGGATCACCGAGCCTCGCCCAAATCGGGACGCAGGAACTTCCCGCATACGACCTCACCGTGCGCTACGGCACACACACAACCCCCTAAGGAGCACCAGTGGCAACCACCACCATCGCACTCAAGAATGCGGCCGTCGTGATGAACTCGACGGTCGACCTGTCCGACCAGGTTCAGTCGGTCACGCTCACGGTCGGCTTCGACCAGCTCGAGACAACCGCCATGGGCGCATCGGGCCGCAGCTACACCAAGGGCCTCCAGTCGGTCGACGTCAGCGTCACCATGTTCAACAGCTACGGCGCAGCCGAAGTCGAAGCCTCGCTCGAGGCTGTGGTCGGCGACGACGCAGTCACGCTCGAGATCTACCCTGACGGCACCAGCCCCGGAGTCTCAAACCCGGAGTACACCATCACCGGTGCTTTCCTCACCAACTTCACACCGATCACCGGCACCGTCGGCGACCTGTCCATGGTCACGGTGACATTCACCGGAGGCACCTGGGTCCGAGCCACCAGCTGATCCAACTAGGAGCCCGACACCATGATTGGAACAGACCTCAAAGTCACACTCTCGGACGGATCTGAACACACCGTCCCCGTCACCTACTCCGTCGCCTGCGCCTGGGAAGATCATCACCCAGGCCAGGCCATGGAGACCATGGTCAGGGATGTCAAGTTCAAGCAGATCGCCTACCTGGCCTATGAGGCTTGCCGTAAGGCCGGCGTCACCGTCAAAGTTTGGCCGCAGTTCATTGAAACCTTGGGAGATGTCGACTTCGTCCCAAAAGCACGCAAAAAGGACAAGCAACCCGACTGATCGCATCCCTGGCACTCCGCACCGGCATCTCACCCCGTGAGCTGCTGGACAGCCCGACTGGGATCGTGGAAGAAATGGTCAGGTTGCTACTCGAGGAAGATCAGAAAGGAGCACCATGAAAGCCCAAGTCGTCGGCCTCCAAGAAACGCTCCGAGATCTCAACAAACTCGACAAAGAGCTGTCCAAGGAAATCCGCAAAGACATCCGCAAGGCGGTGCAGCCTCTAGCTGACGCCATTACCGCCTCAGTGCCCTCAGGAGCTCCGCTATCGGGCATGGCGCACTCTGGGCGCACCGGATGGCAAAACCGCAAGAAAGTGGCCGTCAAGCTTGACACCCGAAAGCCACGCCGTCACCTTGACCGCCCCGGCCGAACCACCGTCAACGTGGTCCGAGTCACCACCAAGGATGCTCCTACCGCCATCGCCGACATGGCAGGCAAAGCTGGCGGCACCCAGTCTCGAGCACCACAAGGCCGGCAACGCCCCAATTTCTCAAGGGCCCTCACCGCACGCCTCGGCCCACCGTCCCGATTCATGTGGCGCACAGCTGAGGACAAGATCAACGACGTTCAGAAAGACATGATGCCGATCATCCGACGAGTCGAGCAAACAATGAACCGTGACCTCAAAAACACCTATCGGAGCGGCTAATGGCAATCAACATCCCCATCATCACCGAATTCGCCGATGCCGGTCTCAAATCCGCTCAAGGCGCATTTACGAATTTCAAGACCAAAGTGGCCGAAGCCCAAGGCGGCATGGGCAAATTCAAGGCTGGCGCAAACGCAGCCATGGACAGCGTCAAAGCCAACGCCGGAAAATTCGCAGCCGCAGCTGGCGTAGCAATAGCCAAATTTGCTGTCGACGCCATCAACGACTTCAAGGATCTAGCCCTCTCGGTCGACGACTTCCGAAACAAGACAAACCTTACGCTGCTGCAATCAAGCCAATGGATGAGCTACAGCGGTGACCTCGGAATCGCTGCCGACTCCATAACCAAAATCTTCAGTCGCCTAGCAAAAGCAGCCACTGACCAAATCCCCACATTCAAGGAACTAGGCGTCGAAATTGCGCTCGGACCCGACGGTGCCACAGACATCGAACGCACCTTCTTCCGAGTCAATGACGCCATCAACAGCCTGGACGACCCAGTCAAACAGGCCGCCTACCGAGCCGACCTATTCGGCCGAGGCTGGATGGATGCCGCCGAAATTCTCCAGATGAGCTCAAGCGACATCCAGAAAGCTCTCAAAGGCGTCAAAGATTTCGAGGTCATTGACGAAGCCGAAATCAGAAAAGCCAAGGATCTCCGAGCTGCGCAAGACGAACTTGGCGATGCATTTGCACGCCTATCCGTATCCCTTGGCGAGGCACTCATTCCAGCCCTCACCGCACTAAGCAAAGTGCTCATCCCTGTGCTTGAGGCTCTTGCCAAATTCAACGGAACGCTTGACCAAGGCATGGCTGAAGCCATCCAAAAAGCTCAAGACATGGGCAAAAGCCTCTCTGACATCGCTCGAGAACTCGGTGCCGAATCCGAACAAAGCCTCCGGTACATGGCTGATGTGCTTGGCCTGAGCCTTGACCAGCTCTACAAACAGCTTGATCGTGACCTCATCCCCGAGACCTACCTGCTTGAGAAAGCTTGGCGTGAAGGTTCTCGAGCATTGGTGGACGCTCAAACAGAACTAGAAAACACTGGCGATGAGGTCAAAAATTTGGACGATGCCGTCTTTGATTTGACGGACACTTTTAAGGATTTCCTAGCTGAAATCGACGAAAAAGAAGCCTGGGAGGGTTTGCAAGAACAACTGCAAATAGTCAAAGACAAATCATTTGAGGCATTTGTCGAAGGCACTGCTGAAAGCGCAAAAGAAGCTCAAGACGAAACAAACGAACTGATCCGAGACATCGGCGAATACATCGATGAGCTCGGTTACATCCCACCCGATGTCCAAACCGAAATCGTCGCATTACTGAAACGAGACAAATTCGACGAAGCCCTTGGCCTTATCGAAGAACTTCGTCGAGGCGTGGTCGTGCCGATTACTGGCACCGTGTCAGGTATTGCTGTTCCGGCCGGCCAAACACCTTCCGAAACCACAGGTCGAGGAACGGTGACAGCACCGCCGTCAATCCCAGGACTCCCTAGTACCATCGGTGGAGTTCCAATACGCATCCCGGCAATTGGTGCTTATTCCGCCGGCGTCACAGTGAACGTGGCTGGGTCCGTTATCAGTGAAAACGACCTCGTCGAAACCGTCCGTAAGGGTCTCGTCAATTCGCAACGCAACGGCGCAGGACTGGTGTACTCCAACCGATGAGCCTGCCCTGCACCCCGGTCGTCAAAATACGCCTCGGCACCGGGGCCTCGTTTGGCGACCCTCTCGTGCTAGGCGATCCGCTCAACGGCATCCTCGGCACCAACGTGCTGTCACCGGCCGCTGTCCAAGTCGTCGACATCTCCAACCTGGTCCAACGCATCTCGGTACGTCATGGCCGAGATCGAATGTTTGAGGAATACCTACCCTCGGACGCCATCATCCAATTCCAAGACTTCACCGGCGACTGGGACCCCACCAACCCGACCTCGCCGTACTACCCCGAAGTCAAGCCAATGCGGCAAATCCAGATCTACACCACCTACAACGGCACCACCTACCCGATCTACGCCGGCTACATCTGGTCATGGGACTACGACTGGGCCGACCCAAGTGCCGAATACGCTCTCGTCACCGTCCAATGCGTCGACGCCTTCCGACTCCTAGCCCTCGCCAACATCACCAACGTCACCGGCGCAGCAAACAAAGACCTACCCGGCGAACGCATGAACCAAATTCTTGACGAGATCGACTGGCCGGCCACAGGACGAGCAATCGACACCGGCGACACCGAATTACAAAACGACCACGGCGAAGAACGCACCGTCCTCCAAGCCCTGCAAACCATCGAAAAATCCGATCTTGGGGCCCTATTCATCGACCACCTTGGCAAAGTCACCTACTACGACCGAACCAGCCAAGCCGTCCGAGCAGCCGGCACCCCTGTCTATTTTGACGACACCGGCACCAACATCCAATACCAGGACATCACTGTCGCCCTCGACGACACCGAACTAGCCAACGAAGTGACGCTCACCCGATACGGAGGCCAACCCCAAACAGCCTCTGACTCGGCATCCATCGACGAATACTTCCTCAGGTCATTCAGCCGATCCGACCTGATGATGGAAACCAACGCCACAGCTCTGATCCGAGCCGGCCAAATCCTCAACTACCGCAAACAGGTGCGGCTCCGTATTGAGTCCCTGACCCTTGATCTCAGTCAAGATGCCGACCGAATTGAGGCCGGCCTGTCCCTCGAGATCGGTGACCCCATCGTGGTCGAAAAACGGATGGCGAACGGCTCTAGCATTAACAGCCGTCTAACCGTCCAAGGCCACGCTCACGACATCACACCGGACCGCTGGATCACCCGACTTACCACCGCACAACCCCTGAGCACCGCCTTCATCCTTGGGTCGGCTGAATTCGGCGTCCTA